CTCTACCAGCGTCGCTAGAAGGCGTGGACCCATCTTCTCAAGATCGGCTCCGGCGTCTATTTCCGCTGCATATCGTTCTGCCAGGCGGATAACGGCCTTGTCCACTGACCCGAGTTTCAGCTCCGCCAATGTCTCGGTTAGTGCAGGCGCAATCAGGGAATTGGCGTTTCGGAGTCTGGTAGCCATTGTTGACCCCAATCTACATGGGCTTTTGCCTTTCCTAGGAGTTAGGGTAGCCTATCCTCATGGCTATAACCGTTGGCGCCCGACAGGTGCACGGTAATCCATGGGCTGAGAGGCTTTCCCGCTGGTCAGGGAAGGTCGGCCGATGGTTCTCCCCGGCCAAGCCGGTCCTTTCTAACCTGGCAGCGTCTCCGCTGTTTGTGTGTGGGGTCGGCCTCATTGACTCAGCAGCCTTTGTGCTCAATCTAGCTCTTGGCTTGGCGGTCACCGGCGTGAGCCTGATCGTCCTTGAGCACGTCATCTCGGACGAATAACATGAGGTCGGGGTATAGGAGGCTGCGCAATCAGGCGGGGCGTCCTCCGGCCCCACTCGCCCGGAATGGCCTCGGCGGGAACCTGCTTAACCTGCTAGGCGGCCAGAGCCCGGAAGCCTACATGCGGGCATATGGCTCCGTGGGCACCATTCACGGCATGTTCTCCCTGCTGGCTCAGTCAACCTCGCGGTGTGACTGGCGGATGTACCGTAAGTCGCAGGACAATCGGGTGCGCTACTCCACGGCTGGCACTGGCTCCGACCAGCGGACCGAAGTCGTACAGCATGCAGCGCTCTCGCTCTGGAACAAGCCCAACTCGTTCTACTCAGGTCGCGCATTCCGTGAGATGTCGCAGCTCTACCTCGACCTGACAGGCGAGATGCCCTGGCTGGTCGGCCGTGACCCCAGGGTGAACTTCCCCACCGGCCTGTGGACGGTTCGGCCTGACCGGCTTGAGCCGATCCCGCATCCCGAGCTGTTCATCGCTGGCTACATCTACACCGGGCCGAACGGCGAGAAGGTGCCGCTCGGCACCGATCAGGTGATAAGGACCCTGCTCCCTAACCCGCTCGACCCGCTGCATGGCCTCGGACCGGTCCAGGCGATGCTGGTTGATGCAGACGCATCCCGGTACAGCGCCCAATGGAACCGCAACTTTTTCCTGAACTCAGCAGAGCCGGGCGGTGTCGTCGTTTCGCCCACGCACCTGGAAGACACAGAGTTTGAGGAATTCCAGTTGCGCTGGCGGGAGACGCACCAGGGCATTAACAATGCGCACCGGGTTGCCCTGCTGGAGAACATGACCTGGGTTCCGAACGCCATGTCCCAGCGTGATATGGACTTCGCCAATCTGCGCAATCAATCGCGTGACGTGATGCGCGAGACCGTGGGCATCCACAAGGTGATGCTCGGCGTCTCGGATGACGTCAACCGAGCGAATGCGCAGACTGGCGAGGAAGTGTTCGAGAGCTGGAAGATCGTCCCTCGCCTTGACCGCATCAAGGACACGGTCAACGACAAGCTGCTCCCCATGTTCTATCCGCCTGGCGCTGACGTGCCGGTGGAGCATGACTACGTGACTCCTGTTCCGGCCAACCGTGAGCAGGACAACCAGGAGCTGCTCGCCAAGGCCAATGCAGCGGTCCAGCTTGTGAGCGCGGGCTATGACCCGAAGGCAGTGCTTGAGGTTGTCGGCCTGCCCGAGATGGACATGGCAGCCGTTTCCACTCTGGCCGCACAACAGCCCGGCAACGTAGCGGGCTCGCCCGCATCTCAGACGCCTATCCCCGGCGAGACGGCCGACCAGCAGACCGCTCGCATGTTGCAGTCGATCTACAACGGATTGGTGGCGCGCTGATGCCTGATGCAGCGTCTGTCCTGGATGCCGGCAATACGTTCCTGGCCAAGTTGCCGTGCGATTTGGTCGCAAGCGTGATTGACCTACCGGACGGGAAGCAGGCAATGGCTCTCACGATCCATACGCCTTCGGGGACTACGACCGTGTTCCTGGAGAAGGAAGATGCGTCGTCGTGGGGCCGGGCCATCACGGAAACAGCCAAGACGATGAGCGCCTTCGGCCTGGTCGTTGCCGGAGCAGCAGCTATGCCTAACGGAAACGGAAAGCGGCCATGAGAGAGCATCTGCGAACTGTCTGGCGGATGGCCAACCTCCAGGCTGGCCACACCCGCTGGTATGACATCAAGGCACAGGACGCCGGTCCGCACCAGGTGTCGATCTACGACGAGATCGGCTTCTGGGGCGTGACAGCGCAGCAGTTCGTCAACGACATCAAGGGTGTCAGCGGCGACCTGGACGTGCACATTAACTCGCCAGGCGGGAACATCTTCGACGGTCTGGCGATCTACAACACGCTCAGGCAGCGTCCCGGCCGCGTGCATGTGGTTGTCGACGGCCTGGCCGCGAGCGCCGCGAGCTTCATCGCTCAGGCTGCGTCCCCTGGCGAGCTTGAGGTTGCCCAGACCTCCACGATGATGATCCACGACGGATACGGCATCGCCGAGGGCAACGCCGAGGATGCTCGCCAGCTTGCAGCCCTGCTGGACAAGCAGAGCGACGTGATCGCTAGCATCTACGCAGAACGTACCGGCCGTCCGGCCTCGCAGTGGCGAGACCTGATGAAGGCGGAGACCTGGTACTCCGCTGGTGAGGCTGTCAGCTCTGGGTTGGCCGACAGAATCCTCACCGCTACGCAGAACACAGCCCTCAGCGCCTCCTCTGTGGACGAATCTGCCTGGGACGCCGCGCGGGCTTGGACGGCCGGTGCCGCGTCAGACAACCCGGAAGCGTTCTACCGGGGCATCTGCGCGGGCGAGAAGACCGTGGGCGATCCGGGCACGCAAGCTCACTGGGCGCTCCCGTATAAGTACAGCCCGTCCAGCCCGCCGAACCGGCACGGCGTCAGCGCCGCGCTCGGACGGCTGGGCAGCACGGACGACCTCAAGGACCCGGCAGCCGTTCGCGCTCGCCTGGAGTCCGCACAGAAGGCCATGGGCTCAGGCTCTGGTGCCTCTGACCATGCCGACACAGACATCGGGCTCGAATACGACCCCGATCTGTTCATCGGACTGCTGAAAGGAGCAGTTAAGTGACTGACACACTCACCATTCCGCAGTCCAGCGAAGAGCTTGCGGAGATGCTGAACGACTCCGGGAGGATGAAGGCTGTCTTCGCGGACAAGGAGAAGTTCAAGGAGTTCATCACCGCCTACGCCCGGAAGGTCGCGCCGATCGACGGCGAGATCGCCAACCAGGTGCGGGAGCAGACGCAGCTCGCGCTCGCCGAGATGCTGCGCGGTGACGGCAAGGGCCGAGGCAGCCTGCCTCCGGTGGACCTGACCGGCAACGACCCGTCGTCCATGTCTCCGCTCCCGGCTGGGATGCAGAGCAAGGTCTCCCGAGGCAAGGGTGCGGCCTACAACAAGGCATCCACCGGCGCTCGGCTGGAGCGCGAAGCCAAGGATGAGGGCTTCTCGTCCATTGGCGAGCTGTGCGCCGCGATCCGTGCCAGGCACGACGGCGCTCACCCGCGCTACGACGAACTCATGGCCAAGATGAACAAGGTCCGTGGGCTCATGAACAGCTTCGGCTCCGAGGTCCCCGCCGATGGCGGATTCCTCATCCCCGAGGTACAGCGGGCCCAGCTGCTCCAGCTCGCTCTGGAGGACGCCATCGTTCGCCCCAGGGCAACGGTGATCCCGATGTCCACGCTCAAGACGAGCATCCCATCGGTGGACGAGACCAGTCACGTCACGACCCTGTTCGGCGGGGTTCAGTTCTTCTGGACCGAGGAGGGCGCACAGCTCACCGAGTCCCAGGCAGCGTTCGGCAAGGTCACGCTGGACGCCAAGAAGCTCACCGGGTTCTTCAAGACTCCGAACGAGCTGCTGGCCGACGCGATCGCCTTCTCGGCGTGGTTCGACACGCGCATCCCGGCCGGGCTCGCCTGGGCGGAAGACATCGCGTTCATGACCTCGACCGGCGTGGGCGAGCCTATGGGCTTCGTCAACTGCGACGCTGCCGTGGTGCAGACAGCCGAAGCGGGGCAGCCGACTGCGACGCTGGTCTGGGAGAACATCACCAAGATGTACGCCCGGATGCTCCCCAGTTCCCTGAACAACGCAGTGTGGCTGGCCGCGATCGATACCTTCCCGCAGCTCGCCACCATGGCGCTGTCCGTCGGTACGGGTGGTGCCCCGGTGTGGCTGTCCAACGGCGCGCAGGGTCCGCCAATGACCATCCTAGGTCGGCCGGTGTACTTCACCGAGAAGATGCCGGCGCTCGGGACCACGGGCGACCTCAGCTTCGTGGACCTGTCGTACTACCTGATCGGTGACCGGCAGATGGCGCAGGTGTCCTCGTCTGAGCACTTCGCCTTCCAGAACGACCAGACCGCGTTCCGCATCATCGAGCGCGTGGACGGTCGGCCGTGGCTGCAGTCAGCCCTCACCCCGCACAACAACAGCGCCAACACGCTGTCCGCATTCGTGCAGCTTGCCAGCAGGTGATCTGCATGCCGGGCCCAGTCACCCACGCCCGACTGGGCCCGGCACCCACCCGGCCGTAGGGCCTCAATGTCCGGCAGTAACGCCCCGGACGGGAAGTAGGTAGCAGTGGCAGGAATGGAAGGCCTCGGCCGACTGTTCAACGTAGTCCCGATCGCTGCGGGCCGTGGCCTGGCGCTGAACAAGGCGTCTGCCGTCACGTTCGTCTGCACGGGCAACGACACATTCACCATCACCGTGGCCGCTGGTTTCGCTGGGTCGTACGCGACTCCGGGCAACATCATCACCCGCGTCTACACCAACACGGCGACCAACGGCTCGGCGGCATGGGTGAAGGCTACCCAGGCTGCGGCCAACACGGTCGTCATCGCGTCCGGCTCGGTGGCGTTCACCGTGTTCGGCTCGCAGCTCCCCGACCCGAAGAACTACGTCAAGGTGTCCGTCGCCGCCTCCGGCCTGGTCATGGCCATCCTGCACGACCTCACGGTCCAGCGGGCTCCGGCCAACCTGGCGATTGCGAGCGCCTGATATGACGACGCTCATCGCCAACAAGGATGTCCGGACCATTGCGTACGGCATCAACGTCAGTCGTGCGGCAGCCGCGCTTCCCAGCTCGACTCTCGGCAACATCTTCACGATCACCGGTGGGCGTATCCTGATCAGGCGTCTTTCTGGTCTGGTGGTCACGCTCCTGAGCGGCACGAACTCGACCACCGTGGGCATCACGCCTACGCTCTCGGGTGGCGCTTCTGCCCCGGCCATTCTCTCGTCTGCCGGTATCATCCCGGTGGCTGTGGGATCTCCGATCGTCTCGAAGCTCGACGGCGGAGCGCTGATCGTCACGGTCAACGGCAGCCTGAACCCGGCTGCGGGGTACGAGACGATTCCTGGCTCGATCACGATCACCACTGCCTCGACTGTCACCGGAACTGTCCAGTGGGACCTGACTTACGTCCCGCTGGACGCTGGCGCACAGGTGGTGGCTGCCTGATGTCTCTGTGGACATGCGCGGGATGCTCCACCCGGTATGCGGTGGGGCTCCTGCGGTGTCCGCATTGCGGCGGCATCAGCCCGAACAACCAGACGGAGGAGAACAGGGACGAATGGCCAAGACCGTCATCACAGGGGCGAACGGTGCAACCACCTCAACGGCAAGCACCGGAACCGAAGGCGTCTATGCCCCAGTCAAGACCGGACGCCGCAAGGAGAACGACTAGGAGTGGCCGACGTGCCAGAGGAAGGTAACCGCGCTGCGATCCGGCCGCCCGCCGGATACGAGCCCGAGGCGGAGGTCGCCGAGGACCCACAAGAGGCCGGGGATGCGACCGAGAACGAGTCTCAGTCGCCGAAGGTGTCCGACCTGAAGGAAGTATGGGTCGAGCACGCCGTGGCCCAGGGCGACAGCCGGGAGGACGCCGAGGCCATGACCAAGGGCGACCTCATCGAGAGGCACGGGGACTTATTCAATGGCTGGTAGCTGGTACCAACTCCTGGACATCATCAAGGAAGATGCCCAGGAGCAGGCGTACTGGGAAAGCCAGCCACCTATGGCCTGCCCGAACGACGGCGAGCCATTGGTCACCGGCCCGGACGGTCAGCTGTTCTGCAAGTTTGACGGCTACCGTCCGCAGCCGGGCGACCATCCGTAACAACTGAATAGGCCAATCCCACCCGGCAACGGGTTCTCGGCAAGAAAGCAAGGCACAGGATGGCAATCAACACTCCGGTTTACTGCACCAGGTCACAGGTGCGCAATGCGCAAGACGTCAGAGATACAGCGCTGCGCAATGCCATGGTTGACGATTCCATCCAGTCCGCTGCCCGCAGCATTGAGGGCGCTCTCAATCGCAAGTTCTACCCGCAGGACGGCACCCGCTACAAGGACTGGCCTGAGCGTTCCTACCCCACGCCATGGCGCATTTGGCTGGATGCTGATGAACTGGCCGGTCAGCCCACAGCAGTGACAGCAGGCGGGGTAGCCATCCCGATCGGCAACATCTTCGCCGAGCCGGCCAACCTGGGGCCACCGTTCACCCGTATCGAGGTCAACCGTGGGACCAGCTCAGCGTTCAGCTCGTCCACTACACCCCAGCGAGCCATCGCCATCACTGGCCCATTCGGGTTCTCCGCGGACACAGACCCGGCCGGTAGCCTGGCAGCCGCTATCACCGACACGACTGGTACGTCGGTAACGGTCTCCGACTCGTCCAAGGTGGACGCTGGGAACATCATCTACGCCGACACCGAGCGGATGCTCGTGACTGATACGGCGCTGGTGACTAGTACCCAAACGCAGCAGGGCTCCGGCTGCTCGACTACCTCAGCGTCAGACAACCTGCTCACCGTCACCGATGGAACCAAGTTCTCGGTGGGCGAGACCGTGACCCTGGATGGCGAGTCGATGTTCGTCTACCAGATCGCGGGCAACATCCTCACCGTCAAGCGAGCCTGGAATGGCTCCGTGCTGGCCACGCACAGCGGCGCGACTATCTTCGTGCCCCGGCTCCTGACGGTTCAGCGAGGCGCGCTCGGCAGCACGGCAGCCACGCACCTGATTAGCGCTGCCGTGAAGACGCACCGCTGGCCGGCTCTCGTCAACGAGCTGGCTGTGGCGGAGGCTGTCAACGCCATCCTCCAGAAGACTTCCGGCTATGCCCGCACCGTGGGCGAGGGTGACAACCTGCGCAATGCCTCAGGAGCCGGGCTGAATGACATCCGCATGCGCACCATGGCGGCCTATGGGCGCAAGTCCAGGTCGAGGGTGATCTGATGGCAGTCTCGGTCTCCTTCGAGGTAAGTACTGACGGACCCATCCTGCACGGCAGAGGTCCGGAGATAACACATCACTGGATGGACGAGGTCAAGCGCGACATCGCCGACGAGGGCGAGGCAATGCTGCGTGCCTTCGTCATGAACAAGAGCGGACCATCTACCGGGCATTATCAGTCCGAGATCCAGACCCGTACCGTCGCGCCGTACAACGACCTGATCATCCACGACCCGGTGGTCTATGGACCATGGCTGGAAGGCGTGTCGGAGCGCAACCGGAGCACCCGGTTTAAGGGTTACCACCTGTGGCGGATTACCCGGCAGAAGCTGAGGGCCAAGGCACCCGAGATAGCTCAGGCCAAGCTCCCTGAGCTGAGCGAGAGGCTAGGTGACCTGTGAGCTTCGACGACGCTGCGCTCCGGGCGCTGATTAACAAGGTTGCCTCTCACGCGATGTCGCTCGGTCTGTTCGACTCGGTCAACACGCATGAGCCGAAGAATGCACCCGGCAGCGGGCTATCGTGCGCCATCTGGCTTCAGTCGCTGCGTCCGACCAGGTCTAGCGGTCTGTCGGCTACGTCAGTGAACCTGACCCTCAACATCCGTATCTATACACCGATGATGCAGGAGCCCGAGGACGACATAGACCTGGTTATGGGCTCCGCTGCCATAACGCTGATGAACGCCTACTCGGGCGACTTCGATCTGGGCGCGTCTGTGCGGGACATAGACCTGCTGGGCATGGACGGAACGCCGATGTCCGCCCAGGCCGGATACCTGACCATCGGCAGCACAATGGAGCGAGTGATAGTGATTACGCTTCCGATCATCATCAACGACATGTTCCTACAGGCAGGCTGATATGGCTAAGAGCACTGGTCTTGGAGACAACGCCTACGTTGGCGGGTTTGACCTTTCGTCAAACGTGCTGTCGCTCGACAATGCGCATGGCGGTCCTAACCCGCTGGACGTGACCCCGATCAACGCCTTCGGATTCGCCCGGCTCGGCGGCCAGCGTGACGGCGAGATCAACTTCACCACGGCCATGGACACAGTCGCTGGCGCGGAACATGCTGCCCTGTCCGGGCTGCCCACGACCGACGTCATCCTCACCTACGTGATGGGGCTCGGCGCGGCGCAGGTTATCGGCAACCCGGCGATGTGCCTGCTGGGCAAGCAGGTCAACTACGACCCGACCCGAGACCAGGCTGGTAACCTCCAGTTCAAGGTTCAGGCTGTGGCCAACGGGTTCGGCATCGAGATGAACGCGATCAGCCTCACGCCCGGCCTGCGCACCGATGGGGCTGCCACGGCAGCTGGTCCTGCCAACTCCTTCGACACGGGCGCGTCGCTGAGCTTCGGCGGACAGGCCTACCTACAGGTGACCGCGTTCGCCGGGACATCGGTGACGGCCTCGATCTGGGACAGCGCCGACAACATCACCTTCGCAGCGGTCAGCACCTTCGCATTCACGGCCGTGTCCGCTGCTCCTGCCAGCCAGCGGATTGTCATAGCCAACAACGCCACGATCCGCCGCTACGTCGCAGTGGCCACCACGGGCACCTTCAGCAACGCCGTCTTCAATGTCGCACTGGTCAAGAATACGCTAGCGGGGCAGGTGTTCTAGTGAACATTGTTGTCGTCACGTCGATAGTCGGCTCTCTAGGCGGAATCGTGGTGTTCATTGCTGCGGTTGCTGCAGTGGTCCGGGCGGTGTTCGGCCTTACCGGGGCAACCAAGGACAACACAGCCGCGCTGAATAGGCTGTCTGTCGACGTCAAT